CAACAGGCTCCGTACACAGCCATCACTGAAGAGGCTTATGACGAAGCCTTAGCTAAGATGCCTGACGAGATTAGGTGGGATGACTTAGGTAAGTTTGAGACAGAAGATACAACAACAGGGACTCAAGAGCTTGCTTGCGTAGCTGGGAATTGTGAAATTTAAGAAAGCGGTAATGGTATTGGAGGTGGTAACCTGCCTCCATATCATCGCAAATGTCTGGTTACACTTCCCTTATAACCCCTTGTTTTAAATACCTAATTAAAAAGTTACCCAGTAGAGAACTAATTATGGAAAAAAGATTATATATTTCTAGGGAATTGATAGACAATTTTAAATTGTTGTTTCCCAACACACTCCCCAAGACTAGAAGCACTACTCCAGAACAAATTGCTTTTCTACAGGGGCAACAATCAGTCATTGATAGGATGGAGTTCCTTTTTGATGACGAAACAAATGAGAATTAACTATGTGTATGTCAGCTCCCGAAATGCCAGAACCAGCTCCACCGCCACCACCACCTCCACCACCACCAGAGAAACCACCAGAAGCTATAGCGGATGCTAAAGATTCAGTATCAGACTCTCTTAAAAAGAAAAAGAAAGGTTCTAAGGGTAGCTTAGGGCGTGGTGCTTCTGGTGTCCAAACAGCGGGTACTAAATCCGTTTCTTCTGCGGCTACAAGCGGCTTAACAATAGGATAGTATTATGTGTCTAGCACGTTTTGCGGCTAAGAACGTAAAAAATAGTAACCCACCACCAACAGCTGTAGCCCAAGAAGCGGCAGCAACGGCTGACCCTTTAAAAATAACAGGGGTAGGTTCAGCAGCTTCACAAAGCCCAGCGGTTAAAGCAGTACAACCTGAAGTGAAGAAAGTAAAACCAATAAGTACTGCTTTACAGGTAGGAACTCCATATTAAGGAATAACCCATGATGAACAATGAAAGCGTAGCCAAGGGCTATGACAACATGATGGCAGATCGGGATGCGTTTCTTACAAGAGCTAGAAATTGTGCTGAACTGACGATACCCACCCTTATGCCTAGGGACGGGCATAACTCGTCCAGCCATTTTGACACTCCCTACCAGTCTGTAGGAGCTAGAGGCGTTAACAACTTAGCGTCCAAGCTACTCATGACTCTCCTCCCACCTAACGAACCATTCTTCCGACTAACGATTGATGATTATGATCTAGTCGAATTAGGTGGTGAGGCTAGAGGACAGGTTGAGGAGGCTCTGGCTCGTATTGAGCGGAGTGCTACACAAGAAATCGAATCACGAGCTATTCGTGTACCAGCCTTCGAAGCTATTAAACAGCTGATTGTTAGTGGTAATGCCCTTGTGCATCTACCACCCAAAGGTGGAATGAAAGTCTTTCGTCTCGACCGCTTCGGGGTCCAACGGGATTCAATGGGTAACCTCCTAAAGATTATAGTTAAAGAAACTATTGCTTTTGATGCCTTACCTAGCGAAGTCCAAGAGGCTCTAATAGAAAACCCCGATTACCAACAAACAGATAGTAAAAAAGAATGCGACCTCTATACTTGCATCAAGCGAGAGGGTAAAGTATTTAAAGTTCACCAAGAAGTTTATGGTATTATCGTACCAAAATCTATGGGTTCATACCCAGAAGACAAACTCCCTTGGATGGCTTTACGCTTTATCGCTATAGATGGAGAAGATTACGGTCGTGGTTTTGTTGAAGAATATATAGGTGATGTAAGATCCCTAGAGGCTTTAACAAAAGCTATTGTAGAAGGAAGTGCAGCGTCAGCTAAACTACTCTTTATGGTTAGACCTAACGGCACCACTAAGATACGTAGCCTTGCAGATTCACCTAATGGTGGTATCATCTCTGGCGATGCTAACGATGTTACAACTTTACAAGCAAATAAGTTTAACGACTTCCGTGTTGCTCAAGAAACAATGAACACTATCACAGAGCGTTTATCTTTTGCCTTCTTGCTTAACAGCTCAGTGCAACGGAACGCTGAACGTGTAACTGCCGAAGAGGTTCGTTACATGGCTCAGGAACTAGAAACTGCCCTTGGTGGTATCTACTCCGTCCTCTCTCAAGAATTTCAAGTACCACTTGTTAATCTACTGTTGAATAAAATGCAGAAAGAGAAGAAGATGCCTAAGTTCCCTAAAGACACCTTGAAGCCGCAGATTGTAACAGGTCTTGAAGCTCTAGGTCGTGGTCAGGATCTCAACAAGCTTTCAGCTTTCTTACAATACTTGCAACCTTTAGGTGCAGAAGTTATTTCAAGTCAGATGAACATTGATGATTACATTGCAAGACTTGCAGCGTCTTTAGGTATAGATACTCAAGGTCTTATTAAATCTCCTGAGCAGAAACAGCAAGAGCAGCAGATGGCACAGCAAGCACAACAACAGCAAGAACAACAGATGCAACAACAGCAGATGATGGAGATGGTTGGGAAAGGTGTACCTGCAATGGCTAAAGGTGCCGCAGATGCTATGGCTCAATCGGCAGCTCCACAGGAGGGGTAATGGACTTTTTAGAAATAGCTGGTATCCCTTACCAACATTATAGTCATACAGAGCAACAAGCTCGTCGTGACTATAAACCTATGGTAGCTACTGATTTTAAATACGTAGCTCCAGAAAGTAATGTTGATTGGGATTACATTAAGGAACAAGAGGGTTTTGTGACCACAGGCAACATCCCCAAAAATAATGACGGCACTGTTATGGGTCATTCGGGTATGACTGTTGCTTCTGGTTATGACTTAGGATCAAAGGATTCAGATTCTCTTTATGGTTTACACACCATGACTAAAGCAAACTTAATGCCTTGGTTAGGTCTCCAAGGTGAAGAAGCGGCTACTAAGGAAAGAGAAGGTCTAACACCTCCTACATTAACAACTAACCAAGCTAAAGAAGTAAACCGACATTCTAAAAAAGCCACTATGAAGTCTTTAAGGAAAGCTTGGAAAGAAGCCACAGGTAATAATTTTGATGACTTACCTAAGAATAAAGCAACGCCTATAGCTGACCTTGTGTTTCACCACGGGTTATCAAAAACAAAAACATACAACTTCTGGTCACAAGTCACGTCAGATGACTGGGTAGGAGCTGAAGCCAATTTAAGAAACTTTGGCGAAGAAAATGACTCTTTACAAGCAAGGCGTACTAGAGGTGCGGACTACTTTAGAGATAACATTGAATAACTTTTTAAAAGAGACTATGTATGAGTACAGAAAATTTATCAACTTACGAAGAGCAGGGTGAGAACCCTGAGCACGTACAAGCAATGATAGAAAAGGGCGAACAGCTTGAGGCTAATAACAATCCTTATGCTGAAGAACGCCCTGAATGGTTACCTGACAAGTTTACAGATGCCCAACAGATGGCAGAAGCTTACGCCCAATTAGAACAGAAGATGGGTTCAGGAACCAATGAAGAAACTGTAGAAACTGGAGAAGCCCAAGAAGCGCTTTCACCTAGTGCCAAAGCAACCGAGGTTGTAGAAGTATTAGATAATGTAGGTATTGACTTCAACACGCTTCAAGGTGAATACAATGAACTAGGAGGTCTTTCTGAGGATGCTTATGGCGCACTCGCAGAGAAAGGTTTCTCAAAAGATTTGGTAGATACATGGATTAAAGGTCAAGAAGCCGTTAATGCTGAATACCAAACAGCTGTTTACGATGTTGTAGGCGGTGAAGAGTCTTATAAAGAGATGATTTCATGGGCTGCTGATTCCTTGTCACCACAAGAAATTGCTGCTTATGATCGTGCTGTAGACTCTGGAGACATTGATATGGTTAAACTGGCAGTGTCAGGCTTAACACAGAAATATCAATCTGTAGAAGGATCAGACCCATCTTTAATTGGTGGACAATCTACTTCCTCAACAGGCGGTACTTATAGTTCGTGGGCGCAAGTCACAGCGGACATGAGGGATCCCAGATACGAGAGTGATTCGTCTTATCGCCAAAAAGTTACGAGCAAGTTAGCTCGTAGCGATGTATCATAGTCTCTTTTTAGCCTCCTTCGGGAGGTTTTTTAATTCCAAAAGTAACAATAACACGAAAACTTATTACCTTTGACCCTTTGCGAAGGATAATCTCAGAGAACGGATAAGTGTTAAGTGACTGAGTAGAATAATCATTCATTTAAACATTTAACTTAAAAGGTAACAAATCATGCCATGGAATAACACATCAGAAACGACTACATCTCGTTTAGGTAAAGGCTCAGGAGCTGATAACCGAGCTTTATTCCTCAAGCAGTTTTCAGGTGAAGTCCTAACTGCTTTTGAAGAAAAAAACGTAGCAATGCCTCTTCACCGAGTTCGTACAATTAAAAACGGTAAGTCAGCTCAGTTCCCATCTATCGGAACTACTACTGCCGCATACCACTCAGCAGGTGAGGTCATTTATGGTGGCTCAGTACCCGCTAGTGAAATCACAGTACAAGTTGATGACTTGTTAGTAAGTTCAGCTTTCGTACCTAAAATTGATGAGGCAATGAACCACTATGACGTGCGTTCTATCTACTCATCAGAAATGGGTAACGCTTTAGCTAACGCAGCTGACCGTAACATCTTCTCAACAATCTACACTGCTGCAACTGGCGGTGGTAACGGTGATCTCGTTCCTGCGTGGGAAAATGCTGACTTTGCTAATCTATCTAACGGTACTACTGGTGAAGCTGGTAAGATTGACATTAGGACTGTCACTGAGGAAGGCACTGCTGGTGTACTAGCTCAGGACGTTGTTAACGGTATCATCAAAGCTTTAGAAACTTTCGACAAGCATGACGTAACTGGTGAGAAGTATTGTGTTCTGAATCCAGAAACTTACTACTTACTTTTAGGCGCTGACAGTACAGCTATTAACCGTGACCAAGGCGGTAACGGTAGTATTGCAACTGGTCAAGTTCCTACAGTAGGCGGCGTTAAAATCTATATGTCTAACCACCTACCGATTGATGCTCAGTCAACTCCTACTCCTTCAGGTACTAACGAAGCGAATAGAGCTGCTGCTTATGCAGGTCGTGATGCTGATCTTAGAGGTCTTATGTTCACTAAAGACGCTGCGGCAACAGTTAAGTTGCTTGATCTAGGCGTTGAGTCTGAATACCAGATCGAACGTCAAGGTACTTTGATGGTTGCTAAATATGCAATGGGTCATAACGTACTTCGTAGCAAATCGGCTATTGCTTTAGTAGCATAAGCTAGTCTAATTGAGAGCATCCCTTCGGGGGTGCTTCTCTCTTTATTTTTTCATTGAGGTAAAAATGTCAATAACAACACCCACTACAGAGCTAGAAGCAGTCAACGCAATGTTGTCTACTATTGGTGAAGCCCCTGTAAGCTCACTAGCATCAGGGTTATTAGATGCTGAAACTGCTGAGACTATTCTCAATGATGTTTCAAGAGAAGTACAATCAATGGGATGGAACTTCAACACAGAAGAAGATTTTCCTGCATCCCCTAATGATAGTAATGAAATAGTTTTACCAGCCGAAATTGTTAGAGCTGATTTAGCTCAATCACAAACAAAGTTTAGAAGTACAAAAGAAGAATACGTGCAACGTGGTAATAGAATGTATGATAAAATTACTCACAGTTACACAATAACAAAACAATTAAAATTAGATGTAATCTTATTGTTAACTTTTTCAGACGTACCTGAAGTAGCCCGAAGATACATCACAACTAAAGCTTCACGAATCTTTCAAGAGCGTGTTGTAGGTAGTGATACTCTATCAGCTATGAACAGGAACGACGAACAAACTGCCTTATTCGCCCTCCGAGAGATGGAAGGGGATAACGGTGATTATAATATATTTGATGATAATAGCACTATGAGAGTGTTAGATCGTTCTATTGGCACAAGGGTGACCTAAATGGGTTTAGTTTCTAAAAGTATACCAAATCTTATAAACGGTATTTCACAACAACCTCCTTCTTTACGTTTACCAACTCAAGGAGAAGTACAGGAAAACGGTTTGTCTGATGTAGTTGACGGCCTAAAGAAGAGACCACCTACTAAGTTTGTAAACAAGTTGCTTAGGACGAACGCTAACTGGTCAGGTTCTAGCTGGTCGTCTACTAACTCAGACAGTGCAAACCTAACATCAGTTAACACTGTTGTTATAAACCCTAGTGACTACTTTGTACATACATATAAGCGAAGCGCAGAAGAACAGTATTTAGTGGCTGTAAGTGTTAATGAAACAGCAACGCTTACTCAAGATTCTACTGTAAATGTATCTATCAACACAACTGAGAAAAGTTTTACAGTTACCGTAGGAACAGACCACTCTTTCGGTAAAGGAGACTTTGTAGATATTGCAGGTTTTTCTGGTACTTCGGAAGCGCTACTCAACGGAACAAACAAAAAAATTATAGATGTTTCAGGTAGAGAAATAAAATTTTATTACACTGGTACAATTGTGTCTGCTTCTGGGAGTACTGTAACATTAACAGGTAAAGCACCTAAAGTTTTAGTTTACGATATACAAGGAAGGTTAAACTACGAATCAAACGTAGCAAGTTGGCATTATTATGCTGATGGGACACATACCACAAGTAAACTTAATAACGACAAAACAGGATACCTAGTTACAAGCTCAATTGCAAGTTTGAAGGCTACTTCAGTCTCCGACTCTACTTTTCTAGTTAACACTGAAAAAGTAGTAGAAGTTTCTGATTCTACAGTAACTAGAGAAGTAGGGCATCACGCCCTTGTTTACTTAAAATCTGTAAACTACGATAGAACCTATTCTTTAAGTATGACTCCAAAAAGTACAGACGCTCAAGATGCTTTAACGGCGGCTGGAAGCCCACTTAAGAAAACCTTTTATTGTAACTCTATGACCAACACTTCTGATGGGAACGGAGACGCTAAACTAGCTGTTAGTAATATTATAGGTACTGCGGCTTCAGGAGCAGGTGCCGACAACACACCCTTTAGAACACAAATAAAAACACACTTTAACGTCCCTACAGCAGAGGCAACTTTCCCTTTAAGAGATGAAGGTTACAACAGAGGCGAAACTACATATAACGGTCAGCATTACTATAATAAAGTGGCTATTATAACTATCCCTGAGGATGTATATGACTCTGACCCATCAAAGATGGCTATCTATGCAGGTGGTGCTAGTGTAGGATATGAAGGCGCAGGTGCAGGTTGGGTGACAGGAGGAAAGGACGACGATTGGAAAACTATCCAAACAAGAAGAGGTTGGGCTAAGATTGCAGACAGTACAAACAGTGAGGGTGTGTTACTAACCCGTAGAATACTTTTACCTCTAAACATAATGGAGTGGAAAAAAGATTATACAAGAGAACAAATAGGTAATCGAGTATATATTATTCCTATTCATAGGATTATATGCCCCGCAATTACCATATATAAATATGACGATTCTGGTAAAAGAGAAGTAGTTGTTTTACCTCACTCTTACACAGATGAACCTTATATTATTGTAGCGTCTGATGAAGAAGGCTCTTACGGTGATTTTGATATATCAGTTACAGATGACGATGGTGGTGTAAATTTAAGCGTGTTTAAAGAAAGCGCTAAATCTTTTACTTCTCTACCAAACCAATGTGAAGAAGGTTTTAGACTAAAAGTATCTGGAGATAATCAACAAGAAGAAGACGATTTCTATGTTGTTTACCGAGGAGCTGCTGGTGGTGGAGCATGGAAAGAAACACATAAAGATGGCATACAACATGAAATGGCACCAGAAACATTACCTTACACTTTAAAACAAAAAAGCGTAGATTTAAACGGTTCTCCAGTATTAAGTTTCACGTTTGGTATAGGGTCAGACAACGTAGGTAAAA